TAATTATGCTCTTTTTCTTTTAGCCCCTTTCTTCTTAGCGGTCTTTTTCTTAACTACCTTTTTAGTAGTACGGACGGGTTTAGATGATCCTTTAAATGCAGTATTTAAAGTATCGTAAAATTTATCGGGATTACTTGGGATAGTGAAACTGGTTAGAGGTTCTCCCGAGTCAGGGTCCATAAATCCTGTACCGCAAGCTACGTCAATAAGACGATCAGGGTCACGGCAGAATACCGTACGTTCTCCGTCTTTCCATCCGTAGTACAACCAGAACTCGCAAGCAGATTTAAGTATCTGCAAACAGGCAGGGGCACAAGATGGTCCGATGATAGAGAGAGTACCGCTACCTTCTTGAAACTCTTGGTCACGTTCTTTAACGTGAGAGATCAAAAGTAGTCCAAGTTTTTCGCTGGCACGAATAGTATCTATCAGAGCGTTAAACTCATTCTTGATAGTATTCCAAGATGCACCATAATCGTCTTTGATTTGATTAGGATGCGTTACTCCTAGTCGGGCACAGACTGACTCAAAACATGCTTGGTATGCAAGGTCAACTGTGTCAAATGTGATAGTAGTAATGGTAGGGTCTTCTACTGCGGCGGCGCAGTACTCGATGAATAGTTGCCAAGGGTCGTCAGCACCATCTATAATTTCTTGTGCTGAACGAACCATGATGCCTTCGTCAGCACCTATCATCCTGAGTTTGACGTTCTTACGTCTAGGTTCCCACATCACGTTCAAGTTTCCGGGAAAGGAAGATGATGCTGTGGTCTTTCCGATACCCTTAGCTCCCATTAGGAGTACGGTGTAGTCTTGAAAGTTTTCGGGAGGAATATTATAGTCGTCTGGTCCCGGTAGGATAATCTTTTTTGTCTTAACCATTAGTTAGCCTTTGCTGGGTGAGTAGCTGGTAGTTCTGAAAAACACTTATTTCCGCTTGTTGTTCCTATTCTTCGGTTTCTTGTAATTAGATCGAAGAAGTCTCCTGTACCGTTTGTCATTGGATCGTAGACGCCGAAAGGTCGCTGATGATGATGAGGATTGGGTTCTCCGTTTGGAAGAACCCACGGAGAAAAAGGGTCATGTTTTACCGAGTCCCACCACATACATAATTGTGTAAGTAGGGGATCAAAGGTTGTCTGTCTCCACCGCAGCATGTGTTCTGGGGTGAGGGCAAACTCCCATCTTTTGAAGAAGTGAGCAGGGTCACTTTCAATGACTCCGCTTAATCGTTTGTGAAACTCTGCTGTCGTTTCTACACGGGTTTTAGTAACCATCTTTTGAGTTTTATCGTCTAGTACTTTCTCCTTTACTTTAGAGGGTTTATGGGTAGGTTTTCTAATTACGTTATAGACAAAACCTGTAACCGGTTTTTTGAATAGCTTTTCAATAGCTATACAATACATAAGAGTTTGAAGGTCAAACGGAATAGAAGATTCGATCTTGTATTCGTTGAACTTCTCTTTCGTCTTATTTTCTTGTACCCATAACGTACCGTCTTTGGCAGCTATGATTTCGTCAGATTTGCCTACGAGCTTTACGGTTCTTCCGTTAGGTAGAGTGTACGGGACACAGAACTCTTGCTCTTGAGCAGCATACTTGTACCTAGAATCACTGTACCAATCGCAATATTGTTTAAATACTAAATCGGCTATAGCTTTCTGGGGTTTAGTTATTTTCTTCTTTGCCTTACGTGATACTCCCGAGGGAGTCAGGTGAGGATACTTCGCATGAAGTTCTAATAGTTCATGGAAGTAAGTGCCGAAGTCCATTTGCTCTTTAGAAGATGAGGAAGTCTCTCGCACTCCTTCTACTGAGTACAAACGGAACCGTTCTCTACAGTTAATGAATCTCGACAAAAGGGAGTAGGAGATACCCTTGTCGAGAGTCCACATAGGAGAAGGGGCAACTTGATCGGGACGTTTAGCCATACATACACTTTCTGAAAGGAGGAACGATTATAGTACTGTGGGGCTTTGACACGTTAGGTCAATTGCTAAATAGGGATTAATATGCCCTTGCCTACTATATGTTGATCTCTTTTAAAGCGTTCAAGGCTCTTTTGTAATCTAGGGTTCCTTGCTCTGCTTGATTGATAATGGAAGAAGGGCTAGGAATCAGAGTGTACTTAGGAGTATTAAATTGTTTATGTCCTATCAATCTTTTAACTGCTTTTTCAGCAATTCTACCTACGGTAATTACATGCTTAGGCTTGACCATATCGTAAAACTGTTGTAGTCGATTGCTACAGTTTCTTATCTCTATTTCGGACGGTGCCCTTAGTTTGAACTGGGGAGGTTGACAGGGGGCACATAGAATAGAGTAGGTCATACATATAGTTAGTTCTTCTTCACGATCACCGTACGCATCTTTTAGAAGTCTATCTAAACATTTACCTGCGGGACCAGAAAAAGGCTTGTTCATTACTAAATCCGTATCGTTTGGAGATTCTCCTACAATCAGAAGATCGGCAGGTATAGTGCCTCGATAATAGATGCGTGACGTTGTATGCTTTCCGATCATACATTCGGTGCAAGTATCCCACGCTTTTTTGTGGTTTAAATAAGTAGGTAGTAGGGGTGTCTTTTTAGGCATGGTAGTTACATAGGGTTAAAGTCTTTCCCGTATCCAGACGGGAACTGAATAGAATCGTAAATAGGTTTTTTTATTTGTGCTTCTATCGCAGATATTTCTCCTGAAAGAGGAATGTGCCAGTCGTTGTCTCTAACGTTTAGATGGTCGGACAGTAACAGACTGATTTCAGTAGGGGTGAAAAATCTAGGGTCAGCAAACTTTTCTTGGGTAAGGTGTCGTTTGCAGTACTGGAATGAAAGTAGTTGGGTTTTTAATTTGGGGTGTCGTATGTATCCGTCTTGGTTCCAATAGAAGCAATACAACGGAGGCATTTGTTGAGAAGAGTACAAGGTTCCTGTGTTGTAGCCTTTACGTTTATCCGAAAAGTTATTTACATAAGCTTGTGCTGCACTGTTTTTCCAAGTGGGATATTCCTTTCTCATGTTGCGAATTAAAAAGTGTTTGTCGGTAGCTAAACTTTGACACCCAAGGATTTCGTTTCGTAGTAGTAGAGCAGCAAAGAAATGAGTCTTAGGTAAATTAGTCTTGGTTCCTTTTACTTTAGCAGGTTTGACTACTCTACCTTCATGTCTCGCTGCGGTTAGTTGGTTAGGGATTCGATAGTTTCGGTAAGTAACATAATTGTTACTGGGGTTTAGTCGGACTTCGTTAATGTTTAGGTACGTTTCTACGATAGGAGTAAAAGGAGTACCTTTGTTTGTTCGTTCGCTATTCAT